AAGCCCACACGCAAGGCGCTGGCCCTGAAGGCATGGAACTGCTGATATGCAAATCCCAATCGTCAGCGGCATCTACACCGACAGCGGCCCTGACCTGCGCACGGCCTACCCGGTCAACTTCTTTGTCACTCCCAAGGGCAGCGGCATCAGCGATGCCTATCTGCGCCCTGCTGACGGCCTGGTGAGCGACGGCACCGGCCCCGGCACTGACCGCGGCGGCATCGAGTGGCGCGGCACGCTCTACCGGGTGATGGGAACCAGCCTTGTCAGTGTGACCAGCAACGGCGTGGTAACGGTGCTGGGCGATGTCGGCGGCCCGACCAGTGAACTGGTGACGTTCGACTACTCATTCGACCGCCTGGCCATCGCGTCCGGTGGCCGGCTGTACTACTGGAACGGCACGCTCACGCAGGTTACCGATCCAGACCTCGGCACGGTGCTCGACTTCTGCTGGGTCGATGGGTACTTCATGACCACCGATGGCGAGTTCCTGGTGGTCACGGAACTGACGGACCCTACGCAGGTCAACCCGCTGAAATACGGCTCGTCTGAGGCCGATCCTGACCCCGTGGTGGCCCTCCTGAAGCTGCGCAACGAAGTCTATGCGCTGAACCGGCACACCATCGAGGTGTTCGACAACGTGGGCGGTGACCTGTTCCCATTCCAGCGCATCGACGGCGCTCAGGTTCAGAAAGGCGTGGTCGGCACGTTTGCCTGCTGTGTCTTCAACGAGATGATCGCGTTCCTCGGCGGTGGCCGGAACGAGGCACCCGGCATCTACATGGGCGCCAACGCCACGGCGCAGAAGATCAGCACGGACGAGATTGACCGCCTGTTGCTGACCTACACCGAGGCGCAACTGTCGCGGGTGAAGCTCGAGGCTCGCAACGACAAGAACCACCAACTGCTGTACGTCCATCTGCCGGACCGCACGGTGGTCTTCGATCTCGCGGCCACGCAGGCGCTGAACCAGCCGATCTGGACTACCATGACCAGCGCCACGGCCGGCTTCGCGCAGTACCGCGCTCGGAACTTCATCTGGGCCTACAACCGCTGGAATGTGGGCGACCCGGCATCCTCGACTATCGGATACTGCGTGGACACGCGCAGCGACCACTGGGGCCAGATCGTGCGCTGGGAGTTCGGCACGATCATCGTCTACAACCAGGGTAACGGCGCCCTCTTCCATGAGCTCGAACTGGTGGCGCTTACGGGCCGCGTGGCGCTGGGCCTCGACCCGCAGATCAGCACCAGCTACTCCGTCGATGGCTCAACCTGGGGTCAGGATCACTTCATCCGTGCCGGCACCATCGGCAACCGTGCCAAGCGCCTGGTGTGGCTGCGGCAGGGCAATATGCGCAACTGGCGCATGCAGCGGTTCCGCGGCGACAGCCAGGCACATCTGGCGTTTGCCCGTCTTGAGGCGCAGATCGAGCCGCTGGCGTACTGATGGCCACGTCAAAACTCAACCTCACGCGGGACCAGCTCGCGTCGTTTCTGCAGGATCACGAACAGATCAAGCAGTTTGAGCGGCTGTTTGCCGAGGTCAAGCAGCTTGAGCCGACCACGCTGAACGACCTTTCGGTCACTGCTGGCCACGCCGATCAGAAGGCCGTCGAGGCGCTGGATGCTGTGGCCACGCTGGCGCAGGATGTGGCGTTCCAGGCCGACGCCAAGGCGCAGCAGGCGCTGGACGCCATCGCTCAGTTGAACGGTCTGGTCGAACTGCTGGCCACGGCTCCGCCTGAGCGCGAGTTCAAGCGCTCGCGGTATGGATCGTTTTACAGCACCGCTACGCAAACCGCGACGGTTATCAACACGGCCAAGGAAGTAACGCTGAACACCACGGACCTGTCATCCGGCGTGTTCCTGAGCGGTTCGCCGCAGTCGCGCATCAACGTGGACACGGACGGCGTTTACAACCTGCAACTGTCCGTTCAGCTTGACAAGACCAGTGGCGGAACTGCCGAGTTCTACATCTGGTTTCGCAAGAATGGCGTGGACGTCACTGACTCTGCCAGTCAGGTGAGAATCCAGGGCAACAACGCCGAGATTTTTACGGCGCTCAATTACTTCTTCAACCTCAAGGCCGGCGATTACATCGAGATCATGTTTTCAGTGAGCGACCTGTCAGTGGAACTGCTGGCCGTGCCCGCCACTGCTCCACATCCTGGCATTCCGTCCATCATCGTCACCGTCTCCAACAACATCCAGGGGTTCCAATGACCGTCACTGTCCGCGTACTTGTTCCTCCCAAGCAGATGGAGGCCACGCAAACCACGCAGTACACCGCGACCAACGCCAAGGCCATCATCGACAAGGCCACGGTGACGAACACGGACACGGTGAACCGCACGTTCAGCGTGAACCTTGTCACCTCGGGCGGCTCGGCTGGCAATGCCAACCTTGTCATTGACGACCGCACGGTGGTGCCGGGTGAGACCTACCTGTGCCAGGAACTGGTGGGACAGGCGCTGGAGTCGGGTTCTTTCATCTCGACCATCGCCAGCAATGCCACGGCGCTCACGCTGCGCGTGTCTGGACGCGAAATCACATGACGGGTATGATCCCGGCGCCGAGTGTGTGGCTACCGGCGGCCTCCGAGGACGCCATGACCTATAGCCTGCGCACGCACTTCGACTCGCTCATGCTGCCCACGGCAGCCGCTGAGTGGTTGCTCATGCTATGGGAGGCCATCCAGGCGTTTGACGATTACGCCGATGGCGAGCCCGTCGAGCGCGAGGTGCTGGACGCCCTGATCTGGAACGCGCTGGTGGCAATGCCACGCAATGCGTTTTTCTCGCAGAACGCGGCCGAGTTGCTGCCGCTGCTGGGTTCGATGGTGTTGAAGTGGCAAGCCTCTGACCGCGTGGAGCGCGAGGGAGGCGCGTCAGCTCAGTCCTACGTCTGGCGGGCCGGATACTATGAGTTGGTGCTGGCCGCTGTTCGCCTGTGCCACGGCGCCCCTGCTGCCACTGCGGTGGCTCACAAGGTTCTGGGCATGTACGGCGAGACCTTTGACGCATACCTGACCGAGTTCAACAAAGGAGGCAGCGATGCCTAATCCCGTAGTAGCAATCGCCGGGAGTTCCATCCTCGGATCGATCACGCAGTCTCGCGCAGCCAGCAAGGCCGCGGGTGCTCAATCGCAAGCCGCCGAGATGGGCGTCGAGGAACAGCGCCGGCAGTTCGATGAGATGCAGCGTCTGCTGGCTCCGTATGTGCAGGCCGGCCAGCCGGCGCTCACCGGCATGCAGAACCTCATCGGCCTGGGTGGCGCAGAGGCGCAGCAGCAGGCCATCGCAGGCATCGAGCAGAGCCCGATGCTCCAGGCGCTCACACGGCAAGGCGAGGAGGCCATCCTGCAACGCGCATCGGCCACTGGCGGGCTGCGTGGCGGCAACGTGCAGGCCGCGCTGGCTCAGTTCAGGCCGCAGATGCTGCAGCAGGCGCTGGAGCAACAGTACAGCCGGCTTGGTGGTCTGACCTCGCTGGGTCAGCAGTCCGCGGCTCGGGTGGGCACGGCAGGCATGGACACTGGCACGAACGTGGCCAATCTGCTGCAGCAGCAAGGCGCGGCACAGGCTGGTGGTGCACTGGGGCGCGGTGCTGCGTTTGGTCAGTTTGCGCAGATGCCGGGAATGCTTGGCGGGTATCAGTTGCAGACCGGGCAGAATGTGTTCGGGAATCTGTTCGGTAGGCCGAACGCGCCGATGGTGCCAACTCCGTTTGAATATGGAGGCGCTCCCGCTGGTGGTGACTTGATCGGCGGTGCGCCGATTGGCGGACCTGGAGGTATCTGACATGGTTCAGCCGTTCAACTACATGATCCCCCAAGCAGACCCGTTTGCCGGGGTGCTGCAGGGCTTCAAGCTGGGCGCCACGATGCAGGAGGTGGAGGCGACGCGGGAGCAGCGGGCTGCACAGACTGCGCTGAGGGTTGCTCAAGAGCAGGAGATTCAGGCCAAACTTGCAGCCCAGAATCGTCTGGCCACGGCCGCAGACTCTCTGTTGGGGAAGATACGCGGTGGCAATGCGACGGAATCAGACTTCGCACAATATCGGCTCATCGCCCCGAAGGATCAGTCTGAAGCGGCTGCGAAGGTTTGGGAAGGCATGACCAAAGAGCAGCAGCAGAATTCGCTGAGCTTTGGCACGCAGGTCATGGCTGCGTTGGGTAGCAAAGACCCAGGGATCGGCATCAGGATGCTCGAGGAGCGCTCTGAAAGCGAAATGGCCAGAAACCCGGAGATGGCGAAGGCCTGGAAGACCGTGGCCGACCTAGCGAAGCTGGACCCGGCAAACGGCATATTTGCAGCAGGCGCCGCTATGGCTGGCCTGCCTGGTAGCAAAGAAGCCATTGAGGGGTGGCAGAGGACTCAGGAAGAGCGCAGGGCACGGGCGTTGGAGCCATTTAAGGTGCGCGAGCAAACGGCCTCGACTCTCATCAAGGAGGCCGAAGCAAAGTTGGCGCCGGAAAAGCTCGGAGCTGATCTGAACCTGACAAACGCGCAGATTGAGCAGGCCAAGGCAGCTCGCCGCGCATCTGATGCGGCGGCGGCAAGGTCTGGCGCAGATGCCGTTCGGGCTCGTGCTGAAGCCAATCAGTTGGCGGCTGGCATCATCCCTGCGGATAAGCGCCCAGAGGCTGAGAGCAAGTTCCGCAGGGAGTACAGCGACCAGACCAAGGGATACCAAGAGGTCAAGTCGGCCTATGGCCGCGTCCTGGCGTCTGAGGATACTGCCGTCGGCGATCTTTCGCTGATCTTCGGCTACATGAAGATGCTGGACCCCGGCTCTGTGGTGCGCGAGGGTGAATTTGCCACGGCACAAAACGCGGCAGGCGTGCCTGAGCGAATCCAGAACATCTACAACCGAGTCGTCAGCGGGCAGCGGCTGTCGCCTTCGCAGCGTTCATCGTTCAAGGGGCAAGCCGGCAAGCTGTACGAAACGGCACAGACGCAAGAGGGCCAGGTGCGTCAAGGCATCGAGCGTATTGCCAAGGGTTACGGACTGAACACGGCCAATATCTTCTATCAGGCGACCGAAACTCCGCCCAAAGGTGGAGAACCTTCGGCAGCTATCCCTGGTGCACCTGTAAAACCTGGACAGGTTGCGCCGGCTGTCCCGCGTGCTGCACCGACTGCTGCTTCGCCATACGCCGGCATGTCGAATGAGGAACTTCTGCGGCGTCTCACGCAGTCGCCAATGCCTGGAGGCCGCTGATGGACTTCGAACTTCTCCTCGAGGCTGAACGGCGCGGCATCCTGCCGCCAGAGCAGGCCGGTCTGCTGCAAGAGGCAAGGCGGCGAGGTTTGGTCCCGCAGGCGCAGCAAGCCGCCGTCCAGGCCAGCCCTGAGCGTTATGTCGCTCCGCCAGCAGTCAGTCCCGCACAGACTGGTCCGGCTCCTTCCGTCGGAGATCGCATCGTCGGTGCTGGAGAGACCGCACTGTCGCTCTTAACGGGAGCTCTTGGCGGCTCCATGGGCATGATCCAGGGCACAGGCGCTGGTCTGACCAGAGCCATCCTGTCGGGCCAGTTCGGCACGCAGCAGGCTGCCAACGAGATCGAACGCGCAGCGGCAGAGCAGGCCTCACGGTTTACCTACGCACCGCGCACGCAAGCCGGCCGCGAGATGCTGGGTGCTGTGGGAGAAACGCTGCAACAGGTGGCGCCTCCGGTCCTGCCGCAGATTGCGGCGCCAGGCATGGCCATCCAGGCCGTCACGCAGCAGGCCCCGCTGGCGGCAGCTACTGCTGGGCGTGTCGCAGCCGCTGCCGCCCCTGCGGCCATGGCCGTGGTGCAGGCTCCAGCACGCGGCGCTCGAGCTGTTGGCCGTGCGGCAGGTCTGCTGCCGCCTGAACCGGCTGCGCCAGCCCCAGGCATGACCATGGCACCAGGCGGTGCAGTTGGAGCGCAGGCAACAGACGCGGCTCTTAGGCGTGTGGCAACGGCCCAACAGATGCCGGTGCCAATGACGCTCACACGCGGCGGTGCAACACGCGACCCCAGCCAGCTTGCCTTCGAAAAGGAGGCCATGAAAGGACCCCAGGGTGCACCATTGCGCCAGCGTGCAGAGGAGAACAACCTCCAGGCGCTGCAGAACATGGACGCGCTGATTGATATGACATCGGCGCAGGCCCCGGATATTGCCGCCACGGGAACCGCTGTCACCAAGGCTTTGTCTTCCGGGTATCAGGCCGAGAAGAACCGTGTCAATGTGCTTTACAACAAGGCCCGCAAGTCGCCCGAGGCGCAAGAGGTTGTGGACACAAACACGCTGGTTCGCATAGGTTCTGGTGAGGATCAAATTGAGAACTCCCTGATCGGTTACTTGAATTCCAAAGTAACCGGCGTGCCATCCTCACAGGTTCCAGACACGGCTCGCAAGTTGATGGTCAAGCTGGGACTGGCCGCCGAAGATGAGGGCGGAAACCTTGTCGGCTTGCCTGCAACCGTGGGCAAGATGGAGGAGCTTCGCAAGGAGTTGAGCGGGGTTGCCAAGTTTGATGACCGAGTTGGCTTGCGCGAGGAGACGATCCTCAAACGCATGATTGACGCACAAACGGAACCCGTAGCTGGTCCCGCATTCCGTGAGGCCCGCGCCGCCCGCACCCAGATGGCCCGCAAGTACGAAAACCGCGCCATCGTCGCTCGCCTGATTCAGAACGTGCGCGGTATGGACGATCCCAAGGTGCCAGCCGATCAGGTATTCCGCACCAGCATCGTCAACTCCTCACCCGAAGAGATCACGTTCCTGCGCAGGGTGTTGCAGACCAGTGGGGACGATGGCAAGCAGGCGTGGAACGAGTTGCAAGGCGCGTTTGCTCGGCATCTGCGCGATCAGGCCACGAAGGGGCTCGGGCTGGACTCCAACGACAATCCGCTGGTGTCGCCGGCTCAGTTGCACCAGGCCATCAGGCAGTTCGACGCCAATGGCCGGCTTGACCTGATGATGGGCAAGCAAAACGCCCAGATCGTGCGGGACTTGGATGACCTAGTGCGCTACGCCAACACCGTGCCGCCAGGCACTCTGATCAACTCATCTGGTACTACCGGAACCATCATTGCCGCTTTGCTAGAGACCGGCGCGCAGGGATTTGTTACAGGACTACCATTGCCATTGGTTACGGCTGTGCGAGAAATCGCCAAGATGCGCAAGCGCACCAAAAACGAGGCCGAAATGAGAGCCAAAATCAACGATGCGCTTAACGCGCTGCCTACGGTGCCGCCAGCGGCGCCTTAATCACTGATCACCCCAGGAGCCCCAAAAATGACCGCGCTCTCCATCCAGCCTCCGTATCCGATCTTCACGGCCTCAGACGGTCAGCCGCTGGAAGACGGATACGTCTGGATTGGCACGGCCAACCTGAACCCTATCACCAACCCGATCACGGCCTATTGGGACGCGGCGCTGACTCAGCCTGCCGCCCAGCCTATCCGCACCAGTGGCGGCTATCCCGTGAACAACGGCACGCCTGCACGGATGTATGTCAACTCGGACTACAGCATCCAGGTGCAGGACAAAAACGGAAGCGTGGTCTACAGCGCACCGGCCGCGACGGATCGGTTTTCCGATGTGGTGGTCAACGGAATTAACTCGTCTGAGGTCTCGTTCCTCCAGGCCGGTACTGGCGCGGTCACGCGCACGGCGCAGGCCAAGATGCGCGAGATCGTGAGCGTCAAGGACTTCGGCGCTGTTGGCAATGGTGTGGCCGATGACACGGCGGCGATTCAGGCGGCGATCACTTACGCCAAGACGCTTACAGCACCTGAGCTAATCGTTGACTACGGGACGTATCTCACCAGCGCCTCGCTGACGTTCGACCTGCCGAACAACAGCACGATCAGCTTCCTCGGCCTAATCCGTTCCAGCGTGTCGAGCAGTCCGGCCATCCGCATCGGCAGCACATCGACCAACACCTTCTCCCTGACGGTGACGGGCATTAAGGTTGAACGTACATCCAATGACACCACGACGCTATCGTCTGGCGTTCAGTTGCGTAACCTTGTGGCGTCCTATGTGGACATCCGGAAATGCACCGGCTTCTACGACGGTGTGCTGTGTTTTGCAGATCAGGCCAACGGCGGCTTCTCGTACAACGAAGTTCACCTTGGCTTCATCCACGACAACCTGCGCAACCTGTACCTGACGGCATCGGGCGTTGGGTACTGCAACGAAAACAACTTCTACGGCGGCTCGTTTAACCATAGCAGCGGGTATCCTGCCGTTGCCACGACAAACCTGTTTATCAACCACTTTGCAACGTCCGTCCTGAACAACAACCGTTTCTACGGCCCGTCGTTTGAGGACAACTCTGCGCTTGCCACGGCTGCGGTCATCAACGGCGATAACAACGTCATCTATTGGCCCCGGATGGAGAATCCCGCCATCCAGCCAACGTATCAGATTCAGTTCACCGTGAACGCCCGCGAGTGCCGGGTGATTGGCCACGGGTTTACGATGGTAAACACGAACATCAGCGATCTCGGCTCGGGCAATATGTACGAAACCCGCGAGGGTAGCGTCATGCGTTACCAGACGCCTGCAACGGCTGGCAAAGCGGTGTTGAAATTGCAGTCCTACGCCACCGGTTCCGCAAAAATATTGTCCGGCCTTGATTCAGGTGGCACGGAGCGCAGTTACATAACCGGCGATGGTGATGCTTACCTCAAGCGGGCGCTGACGCTTGAAGGCATTCCAACAAGTGGCGCCGCAGGCGCATTGACGCTGGGCGCGGGCACGCAGACGACCGTTGGGGCCGCAGGCGGCGCGAGCGCGCTGCCCGCCACGCCACTGGGGTATCTAAGAGTATGGGTCGGCGCAACAGAAGTCGTCATTCCCTACTACAACCGGGTGTAAGGAATATCCATGATCGTCACCGCCATGATGGGTATACCTACGTTCACCAATCAATCAGAAAACTTCAACGCCCTCGCACAGTGATGGACACGCAATATCTCTTCAACGTCGCCGTCTCCATCGCCGGGTTCCTCGGCGGGTGGGTGCTCAACAACATCTACCAGACGCTGCGGGTGCTGGACAAGGACGTGCGGCAGATGCCGCTGAACTATGTTGCCAAGGATGACTACCGGCGCGACATCGACGAGGTGAAGGAGATCTGCCGCCAGATCTTCGCCAAGCTCGACAACAAGGCGGACAAACCCTGAAAGGACTGACATGAACGCGATGATCATTCAAGCGCTGGTGCGCCACCTCCTGACCGCGCTG